TTAAGGGTTTCAGCCTGCCTCTCCTGCATCTCGTAGAACATCCCGCCTTTTTCCGTAAGGTCTTCAAAAATCTCTGCGATTGCAGAAAATGGCACGGCGCGTTCTGAAATCAGCCTAAACACATCCGCCGTTGTGTATGTTTTTTCGTTAAGTTCCCCCATCTTTTCCGCGAGGAGCTCGACGAGCGGGATTCCCGCCTCCGTAAACTGGCGCAGCTCCTGTCCGCGAAGGACCGATGCGGCGCGGACCTGTCCGTATGCGAGAATCAAGCGGTTCATATCGACACCAAGACCGGCGGAGATGTCGGCCAACCTGCTCGTCGTATCAAACAATTTCTCCTGCTCAACACGGTATGCGGCAAGTTGTTTGGTGTATGTCACGAGGTCCTTGATTCGGAACGGAGATTCGATGGCTTTCTCCTTAATCTTCTCAAACAACGCTGCGCCATATTTCTCGTCCTGGATAAGATGCGACAGAGCAACCTGTTGATATTCGAGTTCACCAGTCACATCTCGCAGTTGCCTTGCAAACCGAAGAAGGCCAAAGACCGAAAAATACATTGAAGATATCGACGCGAGGTTTCGCATAACGACGGACTGGCGGCCCATTGCATTCGTCATCGCACCAACATTTCCGGTTGCCTTCTGCAGCTCCTCGGACACCTTCCGCAATTGTGCCTGTAACTCCTGATACGCCTTTGACCCAATTTTTGCTCGTTGCAGCCTCTCGTTCAATATTCTCTGCTTCTCGGACAAAATATGCAGAGAATTGGCGTTGCTATTCAAAATTGCGGTTTCGTATCGCCTTTGACGAACAGTTTCTTTTATCCTTTCTGCGTGGCGACGCTCGAGTTCGAGCCTATTGCTCAAGTCGCGGGCCTGCACTCGCAGTTCTTCGGACACCTTTCTGTACTCCGCATATATCGCAGAGCCGCGTCCACCCTCCGCCTTTCTTTCGGCCGCAGATAATTCATTGTACTCGGCGACAAGGCCGGAGAGCGTGTTTCGCAGCGCGTTGATGCTTCCGCCGGCACGACGAGTCTCTTCTTCCCATAGGAGATGGTCTTCGCGAAGTCGCACAAGTTCCTCATTCGTCGTCGTTAGGCTTTTTATGTATTCCTGAAAACTGCCCTTGCCCATAGATGCGTTCAGCGATGCTTGCGCCTTCTCGAGCGCGGCAATAGACGCTGCGGCGGCGCGTGCCTGTTCGGTGATTCGCCGCTCCTCCTCAGCAAAAGAAAAGTCGCCTTGTCCACCCTCCATAGCGCGGAGTTCGCGAATTTCGTTCAGCTCCCTCTCCAACTTTTGGAGTTCCATAATTGCGCTGTTTATCTGCGGTGTTAGGTCGAGTTTCTTTCCGACGCGGCTCCAGTCGGCTTCTTCCAGTTTCTTATACCAATCGTTAAGTTTTTTTAACTCATCGTTGGTCGTCTCAATATTCCCGATTGTAATTTTAGTTTCAATCGGGTTTTGCTCAATCGCCTCCTGCAATGGTTTCATCGCCGACTTCGCACGCTGCGCCGCAACGCGAAATGCCCCGTCAATATCCACTACCACCGGAATTTCTACTGCCATGTTACTTATCCTCCAATTGTTTAAGTACGTAACTTTGTATTTCTTCTGCTGTCTCGGGCTTCTTCGGTTTGCGCCCAATGCCGAAGGATGATACGATATCTTTTATTTCTTCGTCGGAGCGGATGGTGTCAACCCAGTCGCGCCCTTCGTCAAGTATGCCTACTTTTTCAAAATCATAGTCAAAATAGCCTTTGTCAAGTAACGTCATTGTTACTAAATTGCAAGAGTCGACATACCAATACCGGAACCAAGACCAAAAATTGTAGTTTCCATAGATATGCTTTATCCTCTCGTTATGGGACGACGCATCGAACGCGCTTCCTACTTGTTTGCCTCCTTTATCCCCAAAGCGTCCGTCTCCAACATATTGATTACGCTTTCCAGCCGCTCGAGCTGCTGCTTGGCGACTTCGCCAACCGGTCTCATATAAAGCTCGCGTTCCTGCTTTGAGATATCCCAGTTGGCTTTGAAAAAACCCAAGTCCGCGCTAACGACTCCTGCTTCGTTTATCTTAAATGTCGTCTCGTTGCCGCGCAACTGCAATATTCTCCATTTTATCGCCCACAGTCCCGGCACAAACAGCGCCCAGTTCCCGAGCAAGTAATACGCAGCCTTTTTTGAATGAAGCGAGTACAACTTTTTCGTTATCCTCCGCCCTTCTTTCTCCGCAGTACCCTGCCTGCCTTTCGCCTCAAGGACCTGCGCCTCCAACTCCAATAACGCGATTTTTTCCTTGACCTTCTGCGCGACCTGACGGACCTTATACCGACGCCTCCCGACCCGCACGACGCAAGGAGCCCCTACGATAGAATCGTAGGCGCCTTTTATAAACTGTTCTGATTTTTCCATAACGCAAATATAAGAAAAAAAGGCGGGCGCAACGCCCGCCCTTTCGGAAAGTTTAGGTTTTTAGACCTTAACCCTTGTCGACAATCATACCAGTGGTAAGCTGGTAGACGCCGCTCTGGTTCATCACTGCCACGTTCTCAGCGAGGACGACAGCGTGGATGCGGTACAAACCGTCAGAAAGAGTAAGGTTGGCGGTAATCTTCGCCTTCGGGTAAATCCACGCACGGTTCAGCTCGTCGTTCAGCACGGCGATAGGGCGCGTAATAACCGGGAGGGAGATACCATAACCAGCGGCGTACACGGCGGTGTCGGCGGTGTCACCGTCGAAGAAGATGGCGCCAGACGCATCCATACTGGCGGCGCCAGTAGAGGAGTTGCCAATCTTAACACCGTTGAGGAACGTCTCAACCATCAGGCGGGACGTGGAAGCGATGTCGAAGGAGAAGCCGAGCGTACCAGCGGTGACACGAGCGGTAATCAGGTTGCCCTGCTCGTCAAGAATCTGGTCGGTATTCACGTCCTCACCTTCCCAGGTGGTGGAGTCCTGGACAATCTGGCCCAGAGACCTCGGGTTTACAAGCGATGCAAGGGTCGCGGCGCTATAGTCAGCAATTTCGTCGAAGATGACGAGGTCGCCCTGTCCTGCGAACAGCTTGCCAGCAGCTTCAAGTTTAGCGATAGCCATAGTCTAAGTAGGTTTTTATTTGTTGATATTACTTGTCGTGTGCCACCTCAAGTTGAGGGTGGTGATAGAGTACCCGGAAGAAACATTCGGTGTAGTGGGAGTTATATACCTGTCGGCGGTGTATTCGAAGTGGTAGTTTTCTGTGAGCAAACCCTCGACGATGTCGTCGAACTGCTCAAGTATCTTTCTAATGCGGTTCTTCTTTACGGAACCGTCGTCGTTCATCTTGCAGTAGAGGCTAACCATAAGGTATCCGTTCGCATATGGCGTGTCCATTCCGACTCCTCCGATGTCACCATTAATATACACGGTGATGAAATCTGCGGGCAGGCCGTTCGTCGGGCGCTCCCAGTCGGAATAAACCTTCACGGGCGTCGTGCCGACAAGAATCTGGCCCTTCAGCGCTTCGGCGAGCTCTACATCTGGCTGTATGTGGGACGGGTGGAGCATAGGCTAAGGCTTTTTAGTGTCAGCGACATAAACGCGAGTCCGATATCCCTGCGCTTTAATGGTAAAATAGTCCTCCACCTTCGATACGAACTGGTTCGTCAACTCCTGGATAAAATCAAGGTGGCGAGTAGACTCATTAACATCCTCCGCATAGGGGACACCAACGACGATTGAAGCGCGAATTCCAGGCACAAAATGAAGGACGCGGGAAATGTTCATCGCCCCGCGAACAGCCCAGTCGTGTCCGATAATCTTCTGCCCCTTATATGTCTGTGGCGTAAACGCCTCCTGTGGCATATACTGAACAGATATTACCCTATGCCTATCTGACACAATACCAGCGACGCTGTCGTGGAGCTGACCAGTATACCAAGGATAAAACCTACTTCCGCCGAATTTTGCTCCACTCGGAAGAATAGCACCGTGGGGCCAATCATCATCAATCTCGCGGATTGCTTGGCTCGTTGCTTCCGACATCCATTCTTTCGCCCAGTTTGTAAGGTGCTCGCTGGCATTTCCAAGCGCGTACGTGAAGCCCTGGATTGTCTTTTTCCACTGAACCGACGACTTATAGTTTGCCATACCTAATCCCCCTGCGCCTGTTTAAGTTCGATTCTCGTGCATTCTACGCCAGCCCGCCAGTCCATATTCACGTCGCGGACAATCTTGACGATACCCTTGATTTCGCGACCAGCCTCGGTATTCACCGTGACTGCGTCGTTAATCGTGATATCAGCGTGGTTTCCCGGAATAAAGAGCGTCGGCGCACGCGTAATGATGGAGCGGGAATAACCCGTTCCGCCCTCCTCGTACAGGCACTCACCCTCGTAAATCAGCGTGGGGTCGATGGGGTTGTCCCACTCGTCCCTCTCGCCCGTATCGCGGGTTATCGTGCAAACGTCCCTATAGCGGATAAACTGCATATTATCGTCTCATCCACGTTGCGTCATACATCTCGCTGGAAGACTCGTCGTCCTCTACTTCGAATCCCCACTTCTTGCGGAGGGCATCAGCCATAGACTTGAACCGCGCACGGTCAGCCATAGTGATGGTATACCCCCCGCGAGAAGCGCGGACATCTCCGACTTGCTCGGAGTAGCCGCCACCGGCAAAAACTCCCAACACCGAATAGTAGACAGTCGAAGACGCATAGTCGAGGCGCATACGGAACTCGTCGTCGGCAAGGGTGTCGGCGTCGACATCCTCATCCATATCGAGGGCGTCAAGTTCGACTTCTACAGGGCTGAGCGCACAGCGCTCCACCACATTGTCCTGGAGGTCGAGCCCCGGGACCAAGCTACGCAGATATTCTTCGACAGTCATACTTCATCGGGTTTATTAAGCGGAATAGGTAATCAGATAGTACATCTCCTGCGGGCGGTTAGGCACGCAAAGAGCCGTCAGTTCAGACCACCAATCCTGCGTCTTCGACTTGGCGTCGTACTCATACTGGATGATACCCTTGCCGCCGAAGAACCGGGCATACATAGCCTTGCTGTCCGGGACAAGCGGGAGGACGCTCTTGATGGTGCCGAGCGGGCCAGCCGGGTAGAACACGTAGGTGTTGGCGTTGAAGGTGCGCATCGAGGTGCGGACCAACTTCGCATCCGGACCCTTGCCCTGCAGTTTCTCCACGGCGGCGAGGCCCTGGCGGAACTTGATGTTGGACAAAGGAATGCCGATAATCTTCGCGAAGACGGCTTTCACCTCGTCATCACCGACGTTCTTGCCGACGATGAGTGCGTTGGCGTCGTTGTTCGCGGCGAGCACGAGGTCGGGGCGGACAGCGTAGCCGATGGCGGTGCGCCACTTGCTGTGCTCCATATCGTCGAGGAAGGACTGCTCGTCGACCTCGAGGGCAATGTTGGTGTAGCCCTTGCGCTTCATAGCGCGTACGATGTCACGCATATCCTTCACGGGGTCGGCGGAAGAGCCTTCTGCGGACTTATCCGTGTTGGTGAACCAGCGGTAGTCGCCGGACAGCGTGGTGACATTGGCGTCGGGGACCATCGCCTTGAACTGCAGGCCCTGGATACCACGAGGGTTGTTGTCGGCGGTGAGTTCGAGTTCGCGGTTCGAGACCATCTGGTCGCGCTGATACGTCATAGACAGCTCGTGAGCGTTCTTGATATCGGACAGGCCGTTGAACAGCAGGTCGAGGGCGTACTGACGGGCGGTGACATTCTGGAAGTCCAGTTTGTTCAGCGCGTCGAGATACTTGCGATAGTCGTCCTCGTCCCAAAGGAAGCGGGCCTTCTGGCGAGGCACAACGCCACGCACAGCCTCGAATCCCTCCGTACCGAACGGAATGGCCTCGGAGTCCTTGTCGGTATACGTCGCCATAACCTTCAGGCGGTTGCTGGCGATAAGCTGCTCATAGTCGAAGGTC